GTTTTCCTCCAGGAACACCTGTAGTAGTATTTTTCGTTATTGTTTTTATTTGTTGTTGATATTTTGATGTTTCGGCTGCTCGTTGAGAATAATCATCAGAATTTTTAGGAGTTTCTATAAATTGTCTTGTAGATTCAGATACATCATTAGCAATTTTAGAAGCTTTATCAACGACAATCTTGGGTGCCAGATTCCTAGCTTCATTTATAGCTGTCCATGGCATAACTCTATCTTTATTGTAGTCTTTAATTTTTTTAGCAGTTTCATATACTGTACCACCTTCATTAAATTGCGATGTTACAGATGCTGTTGCGGCATTCATTTCTTCACTTATAAAATGATCAGTTTTACCGATTGCAACACCTGTTAATCCCAAATCTTTTTCAACCCATTCGCCAGCTTGTGCACTCCATGTTGAACCTTTCTCAGCAACATAATTAACATCATTAAAAATTTGTTTTGCTGCTGTTATTCCAGCATTAATTACACCACCTTCAGGATGTTTTTCATCTATAGATTTTTGAGATTTGATAAATTCATCATTATTTTTACCTATTTTATTACTTAAATCTCCTCCACCATAAAGAAATGCGGTTGGATTTTTTAAAGCTTCAGTAAACCATGCAGATATAGATTGAAGATGTTTTGATATCATTGATTTAAAATTTGAAAATGTATCTATTACCCAAGTTACAGTAGACATTGCATAATTATACTTTTCACCTACCCATGTTGCAAATTCATCGGCTTTTTGAAATATAGTTGTTGTAACTCCTTCTGCAATTTTTGATACATTAGCTAATGTTGCATATACACCAGTGTTGAAATCATCAATTATTTGTTTGCCAAATCCAATATCAGCATCAATTGTTTTTTTAAAATCTTCCTTAAGTTTTTCCCAATCAGAATCCAATTCTCGACCGGTTATATTATTATATAATTCCTTAACCCGATTCAATGCTTCTTCTTTAAAACTCTTCCAAGATTCAGCAATAGTTTCTATCATTTGATCTAAACCACCACCTTCAGCTGTAAAATTTTCCATCCAATCCATGATAGAATCCATTGAAGATATTAATCCCAACATAGCAAGACCAGCTAATCCAGTTTTTGTTTTAGACCTTCTGCGTTTTCTGCCAAATGTTTGATGTGTTACCTTTGAATATTTTCTACCTTCTTTTAACTTTTCTTCTTTGAAATTTCTGGTTAATTCCATTTGTTTAACATCTTTATCATGTGAACCTTTTAGGAGTCCATATAATCTAGATAATACATTAGCTACACCATCACCTTTCCGCATGCGTACATTTTGATTTTCGGAAATAGTGGTATATCTGGCAGTATCAATATTACCAATTTTTCTACCTCCCGATAAATCTTTTTTTCCTTTAAGATTTAATGCATCGATTTTGTTGGTTGACAACAAAATCTTAACAACACTTTGCGCAATCTTATCGGAAATAGCATCAACATTAGAAGTATTTTTGGTTGTATTACCAAGTAAATTACTGAGGTTATTGGCCATCTGGATATACCATCATAGTAGAAAGTTCATATAAATTAGGATCTGGTGAAGTTGAACTTGACATTGATGTTTGTACTCCATTGACCGGTTGTATAATTGTGTTGTTATTATTTAGTATAAGCATGTTTTGTTTAAATTGTTCATCATCAAGCATATTATTATAATTAATAGATTCATTATTCAATTTTATACCATCAACATTATCTTTTGATATTTCAGTGATATTTTTTTCAGGAACCGTATTATCAGTTGTTTTTTCTGGGTTTACTGATTCAACTTTTTTCAGTATTTTTGAAAGTTTTTGAAAATATGATTCGTCTGTTGCATATTTAGATTCGATTAAAGCAGGTAAGGCTTCTGCAATAGATCCTGCATCTAATAATTTTTTATATCTCTTATTCTTTACTAAAAAATCTACATATCCTTCAGCTGATTGTTCAGTAGATTCAAAAGCTTTAAATTTTCCCATCACAGTTACTAATTTTCCACCGCCAACATCTTCTTTAGTGGGAGCTAAAACAAAGCCTGCCGGACCAACTCCTTTAATACCAAAAAGGTTATTACCTACTACTGATTTACCAAAACCAGTTTCTAAACTAGATTGAGTAGCTCCAATCGTGGCAATAACATCAGGATGACTAAGGCCTTGCTCTGTAGCAGCTTTAAGAATATTAGCATGAACAGTCTTAAAATATTCTTGTTGTTTTTCTGTGCCTTTATATGCCATATATCCAGCTGTTACTGCGTAAATAAATGGTTTGGCACGACCACCTAAAATATTTGCAGCAGCTCTAACAGAAAATCTTATAACTTTTCCGGATACCCATTTTACAATATTTTTTGACCAGAACCACAATTTACCTAGGCGAGTTACTAAATCAAGTTTGTCATAATTATCAAATATTTTTCTATCATTTTTATCATCAAGTTCAGCAATAGTCTCCGGTTCTATATCAACTTCTTTGAGTTTTTTAGCTTCATCCAATTCTTCTTGTTCAAAATTCCTATCCAATTCATGATGTAATTTCTTTTCTTCATCACTAAGTATGATTAAATTAACCAGTTTAGCTGCAACATCAGCAACACCATCACCCCTACGAAGCCTTTGATATTGACCTTCTGAAATGCTAGTGTATAATGCTGTATCAATTTTACCTACAGTTTTGCCACCAAGAAATTTACCTGAATTACCAATAGTTGATAATCTTTTAGATATACTTTGAGCAATAGTTTTAGCTAGTTTTGTAGTATTAAGAGTATTCTTAGTTCCTTCAAAACCACCTAAAAGTTTTTCTGATAGTGAATCCTTGTTTGTTGCCATTTTATCCTCAATTAGGAATTATTTCGTTGTTTCATTTTTTCATTCTCAGATTCAATATATTGTGTAAGTAAGCTAATATAAATGTCCCTTTCCCAAGGAATCATTGCTTCTAATTCACTTAAACTGTATTTATGGTGTTGCATCAATGCAAAATTAGTAGTATAATAGTTCTTCAAAGTATCATGACGAAAAGTTATCCGAAAAAATTTTCGAGGCCCTCCACCTCTATTTTATGTTGGTGGCCACATTTTGAACATACTATATTAATGGTCTTATTCAGCTTAGGTAGATTTTCAAAAAATTCTTGTACTTTAGAAAATTGTTCCGTATTCAATGATTCAACAAATTCTATCAATTCTTCGGGTTGTGTTTCTTTAGCATAGAAAAATTGTTCACCATCAAAAATATATTCAACACTATTAATGATCATATCAAAAGCAAGATCATTAATAGATTCAAATTTACTAGTCTTATTCAATATAGAAAATTCTGGATATTTAAATTTAATACTAACTTTGTCGGTTAATTGTATAACATCTTTTATTTTTTCATCAAAATCAACTTTGATATCTAATAAATTAAAATTTGTTTCCATGATATTATTACAAACATCACCGTTTACAGTATTTTCACATCTATATTTACTTTCTACAAGTTCACCAACAGACCTTGCTCTTAGATTGATGAAATAAAATTCAACATCTAAAATTGGTAATGTATCAATATCAAGACCTGGAGTCAAGGTACAATTATGTAATACTTGTTTAATATTCTTCTCTATAGTATCTTTATCATCAGATTCTAAAGCTATCATTAAATTTCTTTGTTCTTTAACTAGAAATGGTCTAAATCTAATCTCTTTCTTGCTTAATGGTAATGTCAAGTCATATATTATACAATCTAACTTTGGTAAAGCCATAATCTAACTCCTAATAATTATAAAATTTTATGTTACCTAATGGGTGATGGTGTCGGCCTATTCCACAGGCTTCGTATGTCTGTCACTGGGCCACCAAAATATGGTTTATCAACAACTGTTGGTCCTTGTGGTATTGCAGTTGTTGGTGTCGTTGGTAATATTCCACTTGTAATATTTCCTGGTGAACTAAATGATTCTCCTAATCCCCCCAACATTCCAGATAATCCAGCTATACCAGATTGTATCAAACTAGATCCAATATATTCCAATGAATTGTTTTGCCAATAACTATATGCAAACATTACTGTTAATTTGTGATACCCATCATGAGACCAATCTAAATCCAATTGGTTAACAGATACAGGAAAAGCATCTATCAGATTTATAGAATATGATAAA